AGATTAAATCTCGTGGTGATCTGCAATTCAATACGATCTTTCTTGCATGGGCTTGGCGTATTGACGGACAACACACAGATAAGCCGTTGAACTGGAATAGTGAACACGCAGTTATTTGCGGTAGTCATTCATCAGACAAAATCGAGAAAACTATCAAACTCGCAAAGAAGCGCATTGATCTTGAAGCAAAGATTGTTGCGGTTCAAGATCAACTGATCGCTATTGCTAATGAGAAGATGTTGTACTCAACAAACATGAGTGCATTCAACCCATACAACGCCGTAGTTAACGATCAGGTGTTTATTCAGGGTCATGGTCGCTTGCGTAAAGGCATCATTGTTGACACAACTGGTTCACGATTCATTGTTGCTTATGTAACTCCCTCTAATCATCATGATCTGAAATACAAGACACTTCCACTTAGTCGCTTATACCGAAAGGAGAATGCGTGACAACTAGAAGCAGAAAGTCTGCTAAAACTATTGAGCGAGAAAACTTTCTTGCTATTGGTATCAAGGCGTGCAATCGGTGTGACAACTTGTACGAACTAAGTAACTTTCGATCTGCAAAAATTAAATCGGGAGTAGTTTCGTATTGCATTCCTTGTGAAGATGCGTACAAAGTCGAGTGGCACTTGAAGCGCAGGATTCAGATCAAGGAATGGATTTACAATCACCTAAAATCTAATCCTTGCGTTGACTGTGGCGAGACAGATGTACTCGCACTCGACTTCGACCATGTAAGAGGCGCACGAAAGCGTTACAACATCGCTCATGCGTTCATGCTAAGTGGCATGACGATTAAAAAACTAGAAACTGAGATCGCAAAGTGCGATGTCAGATGCGGTAAGTGTCACCGAATCCGTACACACATCGCTAGTAATTCATGGAAGTACCGAATGGCTAAAGAGAATGGAGACGCATAGTGTTAACAGTAAGAGGCTGGATTGTTCTTGTAATTATTCCTGCATTGATCTTGGTATCGCTATTTACTTATGCAACTCGTGATGTCTGCTATGTAGGCAAAGGTGGCAACTGGTTGGGCTATGGCTCATGTACAAAGATGATCGATGAAGTGACAGGAGAAAACAAATGATCGCAACTGTAAAAGAGACAATCGAGATTCTTCAACGCAACTATGGGAATGCACTCGATGAGACACTCGTAGTTACTTGGTGGGATTCGAAAGACTTTGAGGAACTATCAGACGATGCTTTCAACATCTGTGATGATGCACTCGATGTATGCGTTGGTCATGTCAACGATACTGTTTGGCAAAATGCAAAGATGCTAGATGAAGGAGATTTAGATGCCAATAACTCTTAGACAATCAAAACTGTTAGACAAAAAGTATCGTCACATTCGAGATTGTTTCGAGTGTGGAGATCAGCACGATGTCAATGAAATGTATGCAAAAGAAGGATACTTAATCTGTGAACCTTGTTTGCAGGGGAGATAACTCATGGCTAAATACACAATAACTGCCGAAGTCGATCAACAATGGTTCGACATACTTGGACAGATCACAAGACACCAAGAGGGATTCGTATGGTGTGATGTAACTACAACTGATGATCGAGTAATGCGTAACGCAACATCGGTCAGAGAAGCAATCTTTGGAGAGGAATAAATGGGATACGCACAGATCGTTCGTAGGGTAGAAGCCCACGAACTAACTAATTGCGATGATTGTGGTTATGACGAACTTACTTCATCAGGTAAGTACATAACTGATTCAAGCGATCAACCTGTTTTGTGGTTCTGCTTTAACTGCATTCAGAAAATAACAAAGTAACTTTATCGAGTAGGGGTCAACGCAGGGTTCTTGGGGTTTGTTCATTTCCCCTGCCTTACCTGCTAAGGGCGATCATGATCGGATTCTATGATTTCCGTAGTCGTACCTGCCCCTACTCGATTCCACTATTGATAGAGATCGTCAACACCTAGCAGACTACGGCAGACTGAAAAGGTGTTATGAAAATCTTGCAAGATCGTTGATCGATTTCAGACCAACGCACGACATCGTTCTACTTCTTGACGATCTCTATCAACTATTTAATTAACCTAGAGAGGATTACAACATGGATACACCACACCCATTCACACTAGAAGAAGTAAATGCAATCCTTGTTGCACGATTTAATGGCGAATCGTTGCAGAGCGTTGCTGATCGATTTAATACGAATCGCGTATTGATTCGAAGAATAGAAAGTAAATACATGAACCGATTCAAAGTCGGACACACCTACAATTAAGGAGAAACTAAATGACTGAACTATCATCACACCAAACTGATCTCATCAAATCGATCACGATCGCTAATGAGTTTCTAAAGATCGTTCGTGGATTCAAAGTAGATTCTGATCGCAAAGATAGCCTTCCGCAAGAGATCAAAGAGTATCTAGCCAACGAACACTTGAACTCAGTTATGGAAGATCAAGAGATCGAACCCGAAATGCTTATTTGGGGATTCCTGCACATGATCGAGATTCTCTTGAAGTATGCAGAGTTAGACCCCGAAGATTTAACGAGTGTCATGGATTCATTCGTTAACTATGTGATCGCAAATCCTGATGAATACAGAGATCGGAGTAATGATGAAGATTGAGATCATCAATGCACCATGCCAACAAGGTATTGACCCTGAGTTATTCTTTCCTGACCCGACAGAGACGGCAAAGATTCAGGAAGCAAAATCAATTTGCGGTCAATGTCCTGAGATTACAAAGAATAAATGTCTTTCATTCGCACTAGAAAACGGAGTGCAGTACGGAATCTTCGGTGGCTTAACAGACCACGAGAGAGCCCTGCTACGCCGTAGAGAGAACAGAAAGTACAAGCAGTATGTATCTGTGATTGGAGAGTACTAGTGGAGTACGCAAAAAATCAGGTAGTAATTGAAGTCTCAGGTGGCGTTGCAGAAGTAACTCGTTGCCCTAGTGACATCGAAGTAATCATCATCGATCACGACAACGACATGAATGGAGATTAGTAATGGTTAATACATTCTTACCTTTCCCTGACTTCGTAGAGAGTGCCAAAGCACTCGATTACAAAAGATTAGGAAAACAACGAGTAGAGGCGTGGCAGATACTTCAAGCGTTGCGTGGTGAGACTAAGGGCTGGACTAATCACCCTGCTACAAAGATGTGGCGTGGACATGAACGACTTCTGTGTGAATACGGAATCGCAATCTGCAAGGAATGGATTGATCGTGGTTACAAAGACACCATGCTCAATCGATTCGTTGCGGTGCATTCGTTATTACCTGAATGCGAAGTACCTGTGTGGTTAGGTGATTCGTCATTTCATCAATCACATCAGAGCAACTTAAATCGCAAAGATGCTGATTACTACAACTTCAATGTTGAAAACGATCTTCCGTATTTATGGTTCGATCGAATGCTCGGAAACTTCAAAGTGTTTAAGATTGGAAAAAAACCTAGTGAAACTAAACAGAAAACTGGTGCATCGAATTGAAGGACTGGCTCACTACTACCGACATCGCGCAACAAACAGGGCTAAAGATCGACACGATCTACACCTATCGAAAGCGAAACACCCTTCCCGAACCCGATCACATGATCGGCAATCGACCACTATGGAAGCAAACAACAATCGATGAGTGGAACTCTTATCGAACAACACAAGTAGAAATGGAGAAATAAATGGTTGCTCATGTGCTTGTTAGTAGTGCTAACACCGCATCAGAACACTTGATCGAGTTTCCAATGAATGGAAATGTTTACACCGCTAAATTATTTATTGGTGAGTGGGGCGTTGATGTTGATTGGTTTATTGGTGAGGACTTTATTGCGATCGATGATCGCTGGAAGGTTCTGCCAACTGATCTCTACAATCTCGATGATTCGGATTGGGAAGAGATTCTTTATCAATGAGTACTTACAAAGTAACTTTTGTATGGACACGATCAATCGAAGTCGAATGCGATTCCGAAGATCAAGCAAATCAACTCGGTGAACTGTGGCTATCGGAAGCCATTCCGCAGATCGCTCACGACACCGAGTGGGATAGCGAACTCATAACTAACTCTTAGCCCTGATCTGGGGCGATTAGGAGTTACTTCAAGCGCACATAAGCAGATTCCCTAAGCCCACAGTCACTATTGCCCCTAGCCCCCGATCGGGCTAGGGGTTATTTTTTGCATTCTAAGTTACTCACCAGTAACATTACTCAGCAGTAACATGAAGGGGGAAGATCATGGCTTATGTCGTAAAGCGTGGAGATAGGTTTACAGGCTATTACCGAAAGGGCGGTAAACGCCTCTCAGCAGGTACATGGGATTCGACTATCGATGCCATGTACCACGCCTCAAAAGCAGAGGCATCGGGTGTCAGCGAGCCTTCTAGGGCTGTATTTACCCTATCGACCTACATCGATTCATGGCTTCCCACCGCCGATCTCATGCCAATCACTCGCAAGGGCTATCGGTCAGTCCTAGATCGCTATGTCCTGCCAGCCCTCGGAGATCGCAAAGTAACTTCGATTGATAGACGGGCGATTCAAGAGTTACTTCAAGCCCTCAGGGGTCAGGGGATAGGTTCAGCCACCCTCAATCAGATCAAGGCATCACTAGGGTCTGCCCTCTCCCAGTTAGTCGATACAGGAGAATTAACTCAGAACCCTACTCATAGGATTCGTATTAAGGCGAAGCATTCTGACATCGCCAATGTTGTTGAGCCCGAAGAGTTTAAGGCGATTATCCAGCACCTACCGACCTCAGGGGCGCAGTTATTTGCCCGATTCCTAGTCGCATCAGGTTGCCGATTTGGGGAAGCCACAGAGATCAGGGTCAAGGACATCAACCTAAAGACAGGCGAGGTCTATGTCCAAAGGCGAGTCAGCGATCTAGGGGCAAGCCATACCAGTAGGTTCCTAGTCGTAGAAGCGACAAAGTCAGGGCAAAAGCGAAGTTTTATGTTAAGCAAAGCCCTACTACAAGAGATTCAGGGCTATGTCATAGCAAAAGCCCTATCAAAAGATGACCTACTGTTCCCAAGAACGATCATCTTAACAACAGGTAAACTAGAACCTTCTCGTGGAAGCACTATGTCTAAGCGACCATTCGCCAAAGACGGAAAACTGTTCCAGCATGGAACTCTGTACGCCTACACACATGGGCGTTGCCGATGTGAGGCTTGTAGAGAGTCGGTGCGAAAGCACAGGCAAAAGACAAAGCCATACCAAAAGCAACAGCGATTCATCGACCATACGAGTCACTTACCACGAGATGTATGGAGAACTACATGGAACAAGGCAATAGCCAAGTCAGGCATCGGTTGGAGTCCTAGAACCCATGATCTCAGACACGCTAACGCTACTCAACTTCTAAAAAGTGGGGTAGATGTGCATGAGGTCAAGGAACGCTTGGGGCATCAGTCGATAAAGACGACAGAGCGATACCTACATCGCCTTCGTCACAACCAGTCAAAGGCATCAGAAAGTGTCAATGACTTTTTGGAGTGATGATGAATCTAACAAGAAGAGGCAAGATCGTATTCGGATCGCTATTTACGGCGATGTTTGTTGGTAGTGGCATAGTGGTACTTCCACCAGCCTTCTCACCTTCAAGAGCCGAAGCACTAGTCTTGCAGAAGCAATACCAAGAGCGAGCCCTAGCCAAGTACGAGAATGCAGACAAACTAACCAAGACAGAGTTAGTCGATCTGCTTAGCGCAGTTGGTTTCAAAGGACAAGCCTTACGCTATGCGTGGGCAATCGCTATGAAAGAGTCACATGGAAACCCTCTCTCCCACAACGGCAATCGCAAGACAGGGGATAACTCATTCGGGTTGTTCCAAGTCAACATGGTTGACTCATTGGGACAAGATCGCAGGGAAAAGTTCAATTTAGAGTACAACGCTCAACTGTTGAATCCTGTGGTAAACGCCAAAATCGCTTATTTCATGAGCGCAAAAGGCAAAGACTGGAGATCATGGAAAGGTGTCCACAATCCTGTAGTAAGGAAGTGGTTAGCACAGTTTCCTGAAGCACATGCAAAAGCCCTAGCAAAAGCGAAAGCGAAAGCACTAGGAATAACAGAGTAAGCAATAGGAGAAGCCCCGTCAGAAATGGCGGGGCTATCTTCGAAGTAACTCTACCTGGCAGCCAGGTGGAGTTAGTTAGTTAGGGGAGCACATGGCAAGTGGCGGTATGCAGGACTGGCAGTCAATAAGTCATAGCAAAGCAAAGCCATACCAGAAGCCATACCAGAAGCAAGAGCAATTCCCAAAGCAACACCAAAAGAACGAGTGGACTCAACCCGAACTGCCATTTACTGATAAGCCTTGGCGTTCTGATAAGTATCTTACTGATACTGAGATAGAAGAACTCTTTTGGCGCAAATTAGTGCAGTTGGGTTGGAGATGGCAGACATACGGCGAGAACTTAAAGAGCAAGAACATCGTGTTGCCTTGCCCTTACTGCAATCTAGTAATCGATAGTCATACCATCATCACAGAAACAAATGCCAAGAGGATGCAAGACAAGTACTACTGCGAGCAAGTTTTAAAAAGGCACAAGGGGCTTGAATGCAAAGCCATACCAGAAGACTAAGGTAATGGAATCAAGAAAGCCCAAAGGCTATTGCGATAAGTGCGGTAGTTGGGCAATAGACAGACAACCTGTGATCTTCATGGGCGAAGAAGAACTGTGGTGCAAAGAGTGCAGATAAACAGAAAGCCCTACCAAAAGGCAGGGCTTCCGCTTTGTACTGCTAGATTATTTAGGTTGATTGTCAGTAATTAGTTTTACTTCGCAAGCATCAGTTGTGCAGTAAGCCTCACCAATAGCATCAGCAGCCATTCCTGCATACACACCAGAGAAGTCAATTGGAAAGAGTTTCATAACTCCATCGTTCTCGTAATCTTCAGCAGTGATCTGTGTGTAAGGCATTTGAGGATAGACATGGTTACCACTAGGCAAGAATGAGACAGTCTTAAGTTGACCATCGTACATATGCAAAGCCGTACCAATAGCCGAGGCTTCCTTCTCTGGATCAAATGAGATTGTTACAGAGACAGAGTTATCTGACCAGTAGCGTTGAGCAGTAGCAGCAAGTGCCATCTTCTCGTAAATACTTACATCCTTCTCACTTCGCTTAGCCTCTGACTTGATAGGGAAGAAGACAACCGAAGTCGTATCAGGAGACTCACTTGCTGGCTCTACTCTGTAGTTAGCAAGTTTGAACAGTGGAAGCATTGGGTCGTTGTTTGAGAAGCGGATAGCACGATGGAAGTACTGACCACCAACAGTCCAGTGAACTCCTGGAGATTCTCCAGCCAAGATACTTACTGTTCCTGATGGCTTGACTGTTGTCATCTTGATTGACTCACGGATACCAAGCCACTCTGAGTAGTTGGTGTCATATGACTTGATGACCTTGTAGCCTTCATCCATCCACTGACGCAGAACTGGAAGTCCCTTGTTGTCTGCAAAGTTTGCAACACCTGAGACAGATGTACCGATGCGACGGTTTCGCTGCATGATTGCGTTGGTCTCTTCCCAGTGAGTTGGAAGGAGTGTCACAGTCTTTGCATATAGGTATGCAAACTTCAATGTGCGCTTGAAATCTTCAAGATCTGTGTGGCGATTCAAGTAAGTCTCTACCAATGTGCAGCACTCGTATGACTCTAGTGACTGCTCAGCACATGGGTTGTACCCTGCAATACGCCAGTCCTTGTTGTTGATTGGATCTGCAAGGCGACCGTATTGCTTGGAGATGTCCATCCAGATAACTCCTGGCTCTCCGTTACGAGCAATACCTTCGATGATTCCATCGAGGTTATCTCCTACATTGACAGCCACAGAGTTGTTAGACATCCAGCCATGCGTCATACGCTCTGGATACTTCTCATAGTTCTTTAGGTTGAGGAACTCTTCATCATCGATGCGACCGATCAATAGTTCAGCAGAGCGACGGACGTTGCCAGAGACAACACATACACCGATCATGTTGCCGATGTCTGCGATGTCACGACGAGTTAATTTCTGACCAGCACGATCCTTGAACAATTCACGGATGTACTGGTGCAATTTGATTAGAGGATCTGCTCCTGCTGCTGTTCCACCGAAAGTGCGGATTGGTTCACCCGCTGGACGGATCGCTTCGTAATTAAATACTGGAGCCTTCGTATCTGGCTTGAGGTAGGAATTGATGAGGGTGGCTGTTGCTTCGACCCAGCCCTCTCTGGTGTCTGGGATGTCATAGGCATAATCTCCTTGTGGTGCATAGATAACAAAGTCCTTGTCTGCTCCCTTGTCATCAAAACCAACGCCCACTCCGAGCATTGATGCTTCCATGAGGAATGCAAAAGGCTTTGCTGGGTCTGTCTTGACCATGGAGCCAGTTGAAACAAAGGCACAGTTCTGTAACGCTGCTGAGTTACGCTGCTCATTGACCAGTGGAGTTCCCATAACCCAGAGACCACGTCCTGGCGGTGTCCACTTCAAGTTCCATAAGCGATCAAATGCCTCTTTTGCTGAGGCTGCTGCCTTAGCATCTGACCATGGCAGGCGGTTCGTCTTTGCGTGATCCTTCTGCAATGAGTACATGCCATTGATGACTCGCTCACATACATCGACCCACGTCTCCTTCGTACCATCTGCCTTGAGGCGAGAATAGGTACGCAAGAAAGTAATCTCTCCTACTGAGTTGCCCGCTGCATCTTGGTAACCGAACGGCGCCTTCTTGGAGCGATACGGTCCAATGAAATCCTCAGTCAGTTTGAAAGATAATGTTGTCATAACCCCTACCATTTCTATAAATGTCTAAATACCCCTCTGTGGGTTGCTTAGTATTGCGTGTGGGAACCTATCATGCATCTGCTAACTTTGCGAAGTACTCTCGCCAAAAGAAAATGGTCAACTACGGGTGAGATATGAATCACACCCTGTTAACTGCTGTTATCAGATAAGTTAATCTTCGATTGCTTCAGAGATAATCTTGGTGACAGTCTCTTCACGAATTGGATTAGGGAACTCTTTGAGAGCCTGAGCACGATCTCCAAAGATTGCAGAGAGCACTCCACCAGAAGATTGTCTGCTTGCTGTGATCTGGATGAACTCCTTGTTCTGATCCATCTCATTGACATTGCCCACTAACTTCAGCAGGCGATCAATCTCTTGAGATAGGTTTGGGTCTGCATATCCGCCATTTATTTCCTCAGCAAAACGCATAAAAGCAACTCTCTGCCCCTGCATTTCGATAATTGCAGTTAGTAATGATTTGAGTTGATCCTTAGTCTTTACCTCTACTGGAAGATTAAATGCACAAGTATTTTGTGGCTTAAACGCTGGACAGTTGGATGCAACGAAGCAGGTATCGCATTGGCGAAGGGAAGTCTGCTGTGTCTGAACAACAGGAACATCTCTTAAGATGTCTTTGCCATCATCATCAGTTTCAACTACAGTCTTCATTTTAAACCCGAAGACAGGCAAGTTTGTCATCTCTTCAGGGTCTCTTTCTACTGATCCACTGCGCTCCACTTTCCTCCCTTCTGCTCCACTGTTATCAGAAGCGGACAGATCTAATCCCATCAACCCCGTCATGAACTCATCGCTATTATCAGATAAGTTATTGTCTTTACCACCATCAATAATGTGGAAATTGGGGGTCTTCTTGTCCATGGATTCCTCTAGTTTCTTGTATGACCAGACAGCAACTCTAGTTGCTTCAAGGGTACTATCTTTAACAAACTCTGAATAGTCTAGCCCAGCCTTCTCCACGATGTTCTTGTAGCGAGGTCGTGCCTGATCCTTCATCTTCTTCGGGTAACGCACTAGTCGTGCCCCATCCCAGATGATCGTCTCACCTCTACGCATAGGCGATAGCCATGACAATGTGCTGGCTGTGACAAATGGTATGGATCTTAAGTTGTCTGGCTTGGCACATCCGAGGGCGTGGTAGTTGACTTTGAACTGGTTGGAGTAGGTCCTTGTAAGAGCGGCCAAGTTAGTTACTGACTCGATCTCATCGTTAGGGATGGCGACATTGTGGAAGTTTCTTGACATCTCTGCCAACTTACTCTGTCCATACTCTTCATGCCAGATGACCCATAGTTTGGGATCGTTACTGAAAAAGGGACGCTGCGCTTCTATCCATTCGAGGCCGAGTATTTGTGAGTCGAACTCAAGAAAACCTTCTGCTCGATCGGCATTGTTAACTAGGAACTCCTGATAGTCAGCGGCCAAGTCAAGCAGTTCCTCACGAGATAGCCCAGCCTTGTCAGCCTGTGAAGCCCCTGATTCGATGTAGACCTTGATCTCTGGATCAAAGTGCTCGCTTATAAGCCAGACTTTAGTCTTGGGCAATCCACGCTTACGAAGACCCCAAAAGTTGAGTCCCATCGACTCAACTTTCATGCCTTCTAGCAGGGTGCGGTTAGAACCAACTTCTACCCCTGAGAAGATGAGTTTAGTCATCCCAGAACTCTAGTTCCTTGGGATTTGCTGCTTCCTTAGATTTAGCAAGATTGACTCTGGTGATGGAGTTTTCAATCTCAGACCACTGGCGCATCTTCTTTGGGGCATCAGGACGACGTTCCACAGCAAGGAATCCAGGATTCATAAACATAACTGCAGGAATACCCTGCTCCTCAAATACCCATGCACACATTGTTGGGTCTGAATCTACATACATCTCAATCGGTGCACGAGAGCGACTCATAACAAATTGGCGCTTCTTGAGATTGTCACCTTCAAGGTGGTAAGAGTAATCAATCAGGTCATCGTAATTGATGATTCCGTGGGAGTGAAGCCAGTGCTCTGCATCCTCTTTCTTGCGAGATGTCATAATCGCTACACGATTATTGATGTTCAAAGCATAGTAGAGCATGACTCCTGCTCTGATTGGATCGCCTGAGTCTGAACTTAATACGCCGTCTAGTGATAGTAATACGTTCACGTTAGTCCCTTGTTCGGTAAGTTGCTGCTCTCCTGATTAGTGTCTGTGTGTCTGGTAATTCAATTCCGTAAGTCTCTTGTGCTTGTTTGTTCTTGTATTCGCTCCAGTAATCGTGCATCTTGCGAAGCGCTGGTACTGTTCCGTATTTCTTCCCTGCTTGCCAACGGTAGTTGTACACATCTGCATACCCACCACCGCTAGGGCTAAAAGCATAGCGACGACTGCTGTGTATATCTTCAAATAGCATCGAACCATGCATCAGCAGTTGTTGCACTCTAAACTCTGCGTTGCGACGTGCAGCGTCGTTTTGTGCACCTTTTAGGTCTGCTAATGCATTTGAGTAACGCATGACAACGTCGGAGGCACTCTGCAAGTCGCGTTGTGCAGCCTTCTCACCTACTGGATTTATAGGTGCAGTTTGTTTTTCTGGAAAAACTGTCCAATCATTATGTGTTAAGTCGTAAGCAGCATAAGGATTGATAGTGCGTATGTCTGTAGCGCCAGGATTAACATAAAAGGTTACTTCAAATCCATTCCAGTCTTTTGTATCTGGCTGTAGATGTGTACGGAAATCTTCATTGAGCATCTTGCTAATCTCTGTATCACCCAGTCCGTTGTACTCTGGATGAGCCTTACGGAATTGAATGTAATCAACGCCGATTAAGACATCTAGGTCCCCTGGCTCACGAGCAGCAGACCATTGGTATGAGACTGCAGAACCTGCAAGCCATACCCGTGTCCATAGATCAGGATGGCGATAGGTCTCATTTAAGAATCCAAACAAAACTTGCAGAAGTCCATTACGAACCCAGCCCTTGAGCATTGTTCCAGAAAACAGTTCAGGATCTAGTTCTTCTTCTGGTTGGGAGAAGTACGATGTCGGTAGAGCCTGTATGGATACAGGGCCAGCGTATCGATCTAATCCATCAGGGCGATTCATACCCTTAGTTTAGGTGCTTATTCTGCTTGGCGGTTTGCTAAAGCCTCAGCAATGCGTACTTTTGCAACTTCTTCTGCTGTTGGTGGCATTAACTTAGCAAGGACAGCCTTAGAGACACGGTCAGCCAACAGTTGTGACTCAATGTCTTCAACCAATTCTTTGCAGCATCCAAAGATGTCGTAGGTAGTTGCCTGTCGTGCAACCGTATCGCTGGCAGGAAACACATGTGTAGACAGTGTTCCATCTTCGTTGATGACTACGCTGAACCCTGCTTGCATCTTATCTTGTTCCATTATTTCATTCCTAACAGTTTTTGTTTGCGCTCTGCAACGCCGATTGCTACTGGACAAAAATCACAGAGGTAGGTCTTTTGACCTGGTGTGTCCTTGTACTTACCCATACCTTCTTTAATACGATCTTTTTCAGTCTTTGGGATAAGCATGAGGTTGTTATCGTGCCAATCTGGACATCCATCTTTGGGTTTATTATGGCGTTGGTAGCACGACATAGCATCTTCTAAGAAAGTAGAACGGGATTCGTAAAAAGTCTCGTCAATTGCTGCTAGACCTTTTGATCCACCGCCCTTAATCTGATTAATAATTTCTTTTTTAGACTCTTGATTTGCCCATGCACGAAGAGGCAATACAAATAACTTGCCCTTGTGTGGCTCTCCTGAATCAAAAACGTGTGTCTCACACGCAACAGCAAGGAGATGATCTAACTCTGGCTCACCATCGTATGGTGGCAATTCATCTAGTGATTGGCAAACAAGACAGTAGAGCAACCGAAACATCGGTTCTTGGTCTTTAGGTTTT